TACAATCTGATACAGTCATATACCACTCGTCCCAAGAGAAACCCCGAAGAGAACGGACACACGTTTATATCAGATGCAGAATTTGATAAGTTCTTATTTGAAAAGAAAGAGATGATAGCATATACCAAGTTTGGTGCTCATAGGTATTGCTGTCTAAGGGAAGATGTATTGGATTATAATACTTACGTGATAGATGAATTCGGATTAGATTACCTGAAGAAGAACTACGAAAACGAATTTCACATATATTCCATTAGAATACATACAAAGGATAGAGACAGAAAATTAAGGACATCTGCCGATAGATACGAGAGGGATAAAGGTAAATTTACGAAGGATGATTCAGAGTTTGATTTTATCTTTAACAATCGGTATGATTTAAAGGAAATGATTACCTTTGTGAAAGTTACCAAGAACCACCTATGGGCAGATTTCATTAATAAATGTCAGAATCAATAAAACATGAATATAACAGATGATCGTTTACGAGAGATTGTAGATTATTATACGGTTTATGGTTTGGATAAGTCTTGCAGTGCATTTAGTTTGTCGTCAGAAACAGTTCAGAGATATTTAAGAGAGGCAAAGGAAAGAGGCATTAACAGTGTTAATTTAAGTAAGACTATTAGGGATATAGTAGAAAACTATACAGAAGAGGAGTTGTCTGCGATTGCAAAAGGAGGGAGAATTGTCCCCGGTTATACTAAAGTCCCTATTATATCATTTAGTGGTAAGCATATTAGGGTAGGGCATATTACAGACACACATGTTGGTTCTACTTATTTTGATGAGTCAAGATTAATACAAGCATTTGAAGAATTCAGAAAAGAGAAAGTAGATTTCATTACACACTCTGGTGATGTGTCTGAGGGGATGAGTAATCGTCCAGGACACGTATATGAATTATCTGAAATAGGATATGAACGACAGAAGGGTAAGTGCGTAGATTTGTTTGCTCAGTGGACTGATACAGATATTTATGCCATATCAGGTAATCATGACAGATGGTTTTTAAACGCTAATGGGGCGAATATTGTTGGTGATATAGGATTGGCTTTAGACAACTTCCATTTCTTAGGACATGATGAGGGCGATATTTCGTTAGATGGTAGAGCGGTAATGAAGCTATGGCATGGTGGTGATGGGAACAGCTACGCATTGTGCTTAGATGACCAAACAGAAATATTTACCGAGAATGGATGGAAACTATTTAAGGATTTAGAACATCACGAAATGGTTGGTACTCTAAATCCATCGTCTAATTCTTTTGAATGGCAGCTACCAACTGATTATGTAGTGCAAGATTATATTGGAGATATGGTGTCTTTTCAAGGTCAGAAGTATGATATGGTGGTAACCCCAGACCATAGAATGTGGGTGAAAAGGGCATGGAAGGATAAGTATGAATTTGTATATGCTAAAGATATTACTCATGGTAGGCAATGGAAAATCAATCGGGTTATCCCTAATTGGGGTGGTTATAATACTGAATTTATATTCTTGCCTATGCCGAGTAAGGGGAAAACAGGAGTTTGTAGTAACCTTGCAGATAAGGTCGAGATAAAATTATGGGCAGAGTTTGTTGGGTGGATGTTGTCCGAAGGTAATATTTCTCATGCCAATCAAAGAGTTGAAATATCACAAGATAAATATGTTAACGCTGAGAAATGTGATCGTATTATTAAATTGATCAAGGCTATGGGGTTTACGTGTTATCAGGATGATAAGCGGATATCAATATCCAGTAAGCAGCTTTATGAAATATTTAAAGATATGGGACATTCGCATGAGAAGTCTGTCCCTATTTCATTGAAAAATGCGAGCCAAGATGTTTTATTGGCTTTACTTAACGGATTATTTTTAGGTGATGGTACATTTAAAAATGGCAAATATCAAAATTATACTACTAACAGCAAACAGCTTGCTGATGACATCCAAGAAATATTATTGAAATGTGGTATTTCTGCGGTAATTAAAAGGTATGATAACAGGCGCAGTAATTTTAATCAAACTAAACCTATTTATCAAATTAGTTGCTCGTATAGAATGACAGAGCCTGAATTATGGAATCAACCAAAAAGCCATCCTTATAATGGCAAGGTGTATTGCGTTAGTGTCCCTAATCAGATTATTTTAGTAAGGCGAAACGGTAAGGTGGCTTGGACTGGTAATTCTTATCGTTTGCAAAAGATATTAGAATCCTTATCAGGAGGCGAAAAGCCAAATGTATTGATTGCTGGACACGTTCATAAATATGTTTCTATATTTGAAAGAAATGTTTATGCTGTTGGTATAGGCACATTACAGAGACAGACGTTATTTATGAGAGGGAAAAGAATATCAGCACATGTTGGTTTTGTAATAGCAGATTATTGGGTTAGTGATAAAGGATTGGCTAAGATGAGCCACTGCTGGTACCCCTATTTTGTTTAATATTTCATGTCGTTATAAAGAAAGTTATTAGAAGAAAGTACCGCAAGATGATAAAAGAAATCCCCTTTAATAAAAACGCACATTGTGACTTGTGTCATAAACAAGGATGTTATGATTTTATGGGGGATTATATTTGTGAAGATTGTTTGGCTATATATAATCAAGAGAACTTAAACAAGAAGATATAGGATGTGGCATTTGGTTAACATACCTAAAGTTGTTCACTTCTATTTTGGCGGGAAGAAGATGTCTTATCTTCGTTACTTGACTATTAAGACTTTTGCAGAACAGAACCCAGATTGGCATATCAAATATTATTATCCCACAGAAGCAACGATAACAGAGTCGTGGAATACATTTGAGCAGAAGTATGATGATAATTGGGATGATTACACACAACATGTATTAAACAGCAAGTCTATCATTAAAGTACCAGTTGATTTTTCCGCTTTAGGCGCAGACAACAAGATGTCAGAGGTACATAAGAGCGATTATCTTAGGTGGATATTATTAGCGTCTGGTGGTGGTTTGTGGTCTGATATGGATATTGTATTCTACAAGCCAATAGATGAAATGCTTATTAACACACAAGAAAACAGTGGTGCGAAGAGTATTGTATGTATTAGTGATTATGGACATTCAATAGGGTTCTTATTAAGTTATGCAAATAACCAGGATTTCAAAAGAATGGAACAATCGTCCATGCAGTCTTATTTGCATCATTCATATCAGTGTATGGGCTCTATGTTATTTAATAGATTATTCCCGACTATTGATACCATGGATTCGGCTCTTAATTTACCAATGCATACAGTATATCCCTTAAATGCAAATCAGACAAGATTAATATTTAATAATTCAGATTTTTCTTATAAGCAAGGGAATATAGGATTGCATTGGTATGCAGGGAGTAAGCAGGCAGGAGAATTCTTAAATAAGACAAATGGAGGAAAAGACAAATTACCAAATATTTTAATCAGTAAAATTATACGCAAGTATGGACAAAAATAAATTTACAGAGATTTATGATAATAATTTGTGGTTATCTGAAGAGAGTGCTTCTGGCACAGGGTCTACGATGGTTGCTACAAGTGAAATAAGAGAACAACTACCAAAGTGGTTCGTTAAATATAAGATAGAAACACTATTGGATTATGGGTGCGGAGATTTTAATTGGATGAAAGAAGTCGTACTAAAAAGTAGCGTAGACTATCTTGGTCTGGATATAGTGGATGATATAATTAATAAAAACAGAGAGAAGTACAAGGATATAAACCATGTACATTTTGATTATTCTACACCCGAAATATTTTATCGTGAATTAGGTAAGGGATATGACGCTATCTTAGTAAGGGATGTGTTGGTACATTTTTCAGACGCAGATGCGTTCTGGTTTATAAATAAAGTAAAATACAGCGAAACGAAGTATTTGATTGCTACTAACTTTTTAGGCAAGGGAAATAACAATAATATAAAAACAGGTTGGTGGAGAGACATTTCGTTGATGAACTCTCCTTTTGATTTCCCAGCCCCGTTAGATACTATTGTATGTTATTCTGAACCATTCCAGATAGACGATGTTCATGGAATTAGATACGACAAGACGCTCGCTATATGGGAAGTAAATTCTTTACGCAGATGAAGGTTAGCTTAATCTTAACATCTTATAAGCGTCCTCATCTGTTGGATTTCACATTAAAATCCATAGAGACACAATCTTATAATTTTGATTTAGAGATAGTAGTTGTTAATGACGGAGTAGAAGACGAAACGGCTACAATATGTAACGCACACGGCAATTTAAATATTCAATATGTTTTTTCTGGTCATCGGAATATTGATGGAGACAAATATAGGGTTGCTGGGTTTGCAAATAACATAGGAGTTAAGAAGTCTTCTGGAGATATTATTATCTTATCTTGTGCTGAAGTGATGCACATGAATGATGCTCTTAGTTTTATAGTACAACCATTATTAAAGCAGAAGAAGTTTATCACCACACCAAGGTTCATGTATTTCGATGATAGCGGGGAATATACTCAGAGTCTTGCGATAAGAGATTATTTAAAGGATAATATCTTTTGGACTAAATATTTTAAATATAAAAGTGTAGATTTAAATTGGAATAGTCAGAAGGGATTGCATTCGGTAAAGATGCCGTATCTCATGGGCATGTGCAGAGAACGCTATACGACTATCGGTGGATATGATGAAGACTTCGTTGGTGACGCAGCAGATGATAATGATTTTGTGGATAGGATAATGTTGGATGGATGCGCTTATTATTATACAGAAGCATTGGTTGTACATTTATACCATGGTAAAACATCTGATGGGTTGACTCATTGGGAAAATCCGAAATGGGCAACAAATTATGCTTTATATAAAGAAAGACAAGGAATTATAGTTAGGAATAAAGATAAAGAATGGGGTTTATTAGATACATAGAAACATGATTTCAATAGTGATGTCATATTACCAGAGGCAGGAGCTGTTGGACAGGACGATGGAAACAATACAGAAGTCTCAGATTAAAGATTACGAGGTTATTATTGTAGATGACGCCAGTGCCCAGCCAGTATATTGCCCGAAGGCAAAGATTATAAGCATACCAAAGAAAGATAAGTGGTGGCATAATCCGTGCATCCCGTATAATATGGGATTCAAGGAAGCAAAGGGGGATATTATATTAATTCAGAATCCCGAATGTATGCATATAGGGGATGTGTTAAAGCATGTAACTAATGTTATGCGTCCTAATTTATATTTATCTTTTGCTTGTTATGCTATTAATGAGAGGCAGACTAATACGCTTAGAATGGGTAGGATTCCAGTAATAGAGAATAGAGTTTTCGGCAAGGACAAGAATGGCTGGTATAACCATCCAGAACATCGTCCAAAAGCATATCATTTCTGTTCTGCTATTATGAAGAGTGATTTAGATAAAATTGGGGGTTTTGATGAGAGATATGCTAATGGGGTAGCGTTTGACGATGATGCTTTTATTAGAAGTATCAAGAGGGCTAATATGGATGTAGAAATTCCAGTTAATCCTTATGTCATACATCAGTTCCATACCCACTTCCAATATGACGACCCCAGAGTATGGATTCCCTTACACACTATTAATCAGAATTTGTTCAATAATACGTAATGGATCATAAGTTAATAATTATAGTCCCTGTTTACAATGCTCAAGCATATATAAGAAAGAGCTTAGAGTCTATATTAGCACAGACATATCAGAATTACGAAGTATGTGTGATGGATGATTGTTCTACAGATAATACATGGAGAATCATAGGAGAAGTACAGAACAGACATAGAGGAAGAATGAATCTGTGTAGAAATGAATACAGGATTGGTTCTGCTTTGGCTAATTTTGTTAAGGCAGTAGAGTTATTTTCTTTTGACGGGGAAGATATACTTGTTACTGTTGACGGTGATGATTGGCTGTATGATAATTCAGTTTTTGAATATGTAAATAGCGTGTATCAGAACCCCGATATATGGATGACTTATGGACAGTATGTGCCATCGAGTAATTCATATCCACCTTATTGCAAACCAATACCTGATACCAGAACATATCGCAGGAGCAAAAAATGGTTAGCAAGTCATTTAAGAACCTTTAAGCGTAAGTTGTTTAATAAAATTAAAGACGCAGATTTAAGGGGATTAGACGGGAAATATTATCCGCGTATTGCTGACTGTGCTTTGTTGTACCCATGTATTGAGATGTGCGGGCAAGCTCACATGAAGTTTATAGAAAAGATTTTATATGTATATAATGATTTAAGTAGTTTGAATGAAATGGCTATTGATGGAGCGGGGATGAGATTGCTCGGAAATGAAATCCAGTCAAGACCAATATATAATGAATTAACGAAGTTATGATTGTAGGAAGGCGTGGAATAGAAAATTTAGATAAGAGGGTAGAGCGAGAGTTCGATTACCTTCAGGCTAAGTATAGAACCATAGCGTTTAATCATGCTGATTGGAACGGTGTACCAAACACAAGAGCAAAGGGCAAGAACGTATTATTATCTCAGGAGTCTATTACCACCATGGCTGGCAATTATGATTTAAATATTATTAAGCAATATGATGCGGTTATCACGTATAGCATTAAATTCAAAGAAGCACATCCTGAATTAAAGGTATATAATACACAGTGTCCTGCTGATTGGGAGGGCTATCATTGGTTAGAAGATTTTAAGGGTTATGAGAATAAGTTGAGGGGTATATGTTCTTTGCAAACTTTATATAATTGGGGACATCCTTTAGACGCTAATTACATGAAGCATAAGGTTCTTGTGGAAATAAACACAGAACCACATTTATTCCAACATACATTTGGTAGAAATCCGTTCGGTAAACCAGGGGCTTATCAGGGTTTTCTTGGGCATCGTCATAGCAATTATTTTAACCTTAAAAAGATAAATGAATATTTGTTCTGCTATGCAGCAGAGTGTGTGTCCGATGATGTATGGGGGCATAATTATTTAACAGAGAGAGTATATAATACATTTAAGAGTAAGACAGTATTGATATATTACGGAGCACCAAATGTTCAAGAATTATTACCTTCGCATATCTTTGTTGATGTAAGAAAGTTTACCATGCAAGAATTAAGCGAATATCTTATTCAATTATCTTATGATAAAAAGATATATACGGAGATGGTAGAAGAGGCATACAAATGGAATTTGACGAGAACAATAGGGGACATGAGATACCAAGAACAAGTGTGGCAACAAGCAATAAGGGAGAACCCGTTATGAAAACGTTTTTATTTTTTGGATACAGGGAATGGGCTATGAATATCTTCAAGCATATTAGCTCTGTGGCTGGAGATAATTGGGTGTTGGTTAGCGATAAGCGTTCTTGCACAAAAGATTTTATAGACAAGTTAAATCCGAGTATTGTATTCTTTTATGGGTGGAGTTGGTTAGTAAGCAAGGATATAACAGATAATTATTTCTGTGTGTGCTTACATCCTTCTCCGTTACCAAAGTATAGAGGTGGCTCTCCGATACAGAATCAGGTGTTAGCAGGAGAAACAGAGTCTGCTGTTACGTTGTTTAAAATGGGAGACGGGATAGACGATGGGAATATTTTATATCAAGACAAGTTGTGGTTGTGGTGTGATTTATCAGAAATTTTAAAAGACATTGAGGAGGTTGGAATTAGACTAACGTGGCAATTATTACAAGACTACGAATGGGATTATATTAAGGGGACTCCTCAGAATGAAGCAGAGGCTACTTATTACAAGCGTAGAAAGCCAGAAGATTCAGAGATAAATCCCAGTGATTTCAAGGATTATGATGCTAAATATTTTTATGATTTAGTAAGGGTTTCTCAACCACCGTATCCAGAAGCATTTGTTGAGTGTAGAGATGGAAAATTAATTTTAGAGAAAGTAAGATATGAAATATAAAACATTAGTTATATCTCCGCATTGTGATGATGAGGTTCTTGGTTGTGGCGGTGCTATTGCAAATAGAGATTCTGTGTTTGTTTATTACTTGGGGGTTGATGTTTTCCATGTTGTGAAAAGAGATATTAGGGTGGAAGAGGTTCGTGAGGTATCTGAGTTTCTTGGATTCGATTATAGGATCGGGAATAACACAGTTAACCATTATGATAAGAAGACTCTTATTAATGAGATTACGGATGTGATTAACGACATTAAGCCTAATGAGCTTTTTATTCCAAATAACTCATATAATCAAGACCACAAAGAAACCCATGATGCATGTATAATAGCTTTAAGACCACATGATATTAATCATTTTGTCCCATTAGTTTTAGAATACGAGATAGATCAATATTTATTATGGGGGGATAGAACTTATTGGGAAGACAATTGGTTCGAGGGTATAGATGTGTATAAGAAATGCCAAGCATATTTATTACATAAGTCTCAAGTAAGACCGTTTAGACCAGAGAGTCTTATCAGTGATTATGCAAGGATTAGAGGGCTAAAATGCCACAAAGACGCAGCAGAAGGATTTAAAATTTTACGATATGTATTATAATGACAAGTATACGTTAAGAGGTACTTCAGGGAGGCACACAGCATCTCAGGTGTTTGACATTGAAGATGTGTTCGCTGAATATTTTGCCAAGGCTATTGTCCCAGACCAGATTATCGAGCTTGGCACAGACAACGGTTCTTTTTCTAATATCATCTATAAGCTAAGAAAGCAGATTAATGATGATTTTTATTTTATTTCATATGACGTCAAGCCACGACCAGAAGAATTAGATAAGGGGATTATCCACCAACAAGTCAATATATTTGAGCATATAGACGAGATAGGCAATCTTATTATGCCTAATACGTTAGTATTATGCGATAACGGTAATAAGGTGGAAGAGGTATGGAAACTTGCCCCATATTTAGAAAAGAACTGTGTTATTATGGCACATGACTATTTCTATGATGCTCCAACTTTTTATATTGAAAGCTGTTGGCCTGTTTGTGAGATTGAGTTTGCACAAATAGCACCGCTGACAAAGACTTATGGGTTAAGAAGATATTTTCCAGAGATTATGGATAAGGGATTGTGGTTATCTTTAATTAAAGAATAATGTTGTACGAAGACGTCCCTATAGACATAGCTGAAGTATTGGCAGACGCTCACCCAAAAGGTGTTATTCATGTTGGTGCTTTCATGGGAGAAGAATTGCCGTTATATGTAAATGCAGGCGTAGAACATAGGTGCTGGATTGAAGCAGACCCCGTAACATTTAACAAACTAAAACAGAATATTCCTAAGACGGATTTAGCATTAAATTTCGCTATTGGAGATAAGAATGCTTCGGTGGCGTTTACAAGGATGACCAATGGGGCGAGCAGTTCTTTATTAACTCCTTATTTGCATTTATATAAATATCCTGATATATCTATCAGTGGAGGGATGAGGGTTCGTGGCAGGACGTTAGATAGATTAGTAGACGATGGTATTATAGACATGTCTTTATATGATATGTTGTTATTAGATATACAAGGTGCTGAAGGGATGGCTATTAATGGATTTGTTAAACATATAGATAAGATTAATTACATTGTGTCTGAAGTGAATTACGAGGAACTCTATGACGGGTGTATATTGATAGATGAGTTTGATAAATTATTATTAGATTTAGGTTTTGAAAAACAATGGGCTACCATACACATAACTGTTGGATGGGGAGATGCTTATTATAAAAGAACAAAATGGATTACCACACAAGGATAATATGCGATATAGCACAAGGAATGAGTGCTAAGACGTATCTTGAGCTTGGCATAGATGATGCTCACAATATATACGACGTAAGCAAGTATGTACCAAGGTGTATAGGAGTTGATATTCGAGACGGGAGAAGATTCCATAACTTCGAGTTTCATCAAAAAACAACAGATGAATTCTTTGGGTATTTCACGGAAAAGGTGGATATTGTTTTTATAGACGCAAACCATGATTTTGATTTTGTGCAGAGAGACTTTGTAAATGCGTGTATTGTATTAAAAGAGCACGGAGTTATTTTTCTCCACGACACAGACCCAATAGACGCTCATTATTTAAATAGCATATATTGTTCCGATTCTTATAGGATAATCCCGTGGGTTAGGGATAATTGTCCAGATTGGGATATTATTACTATACCTATTTCTGTAACAGGTTTGAGTATAGCTAAGAGGAAGGATGATTTACGTATAAAAAATTACCTATGATTTCATGTCGATTGAATGGCGGGCTTGGCAACAAGTTGTTCCAGATAGCAAAGGTGATTTCTTTAGCTGAGGCATCAGGGCAATCAGCGAGATTTGATTTCAATGATACCGTAGTACATCAAGGTAAACCAGCATCATATTATCGAGATAACATATTGTTTAATATCACAGAACTAAGTCACGAAGATAAACCATATTATTATCAAGAAGGAGACGGCTACTGGCAGAGTGAAAAACATTTTGAAAACATAAAATATTTTATTGTTCCGTTATTCTCTAATGAAGAAATATTATTAGATTTGCATAAGAGATATAAAGATATATTAGAAGATTCTATTTCCATACATGTACGCAGGGGAGATTACTTACAAACAGGAGACGTGTTGCCAGAAAGTTATTATTATAGAGCACTAAATTTAGCATGGGGGTTATGCGACATTAAAAACATCCTTGTGTTCTCTGATGACATCGAATGGTGCAAGAATGAGTTTTTATATGGGACGATGCATTATATTGAGGGATTAAAGGATTATGAGGACATGTATTTAATGTCTCTTTGTTCAAACAATATAGTGGCTAATAGCAGCTTTTCTTGGTGGGGTTCTTATTTGAATACTAATCCAAAGAAATATGTGTTTGCCCCCGAACCATGGACAGCGGCTCATGATGATAGTATTTATTATAAACAAATGATAAGAATAGCATTATGAGTGATTTTCTTGCCAATGTAGACCATCCGATAGATAATAGTGCAATGTGGAAGTTGCTTGAGCAGGATTATGACCGATATTATTATAATCATGATGGGAGTAAAGATTTTACTATACCTAAAAAGATTCATCATGTTTGGTTGGGTAGCAAGTTCCCAGATTCATATAAAAGAATAAGAGATACATGGATTACCATGCATCCTGATTGGGAATATAAGTGTTGGACGGATGAAGACGTAGACAACATAGACATGATTAACAGAGAAGCGTTTGATACAGTTGAAAACTTAGGTGCGAAATCAGACATATTAAGATATGAGATATTAAAGATACATGGAGGATTATACATAGACACTGACTTCGAGTGTATTAAGCCATTTGATGATTTAATGTATTTAGATTTTATTGGTGGTTCTGGGTGGACGGCTAACCCAAACGTATTTAATGGATTGATTGCGTGTTGCCCGAATAATATGTTTATCAATGATGTTATTGCAAGAATATCTTTAAAGAAGATTAATAAGCATTATAATCTTGGGGATATATTGCATGTTACTGGAGCTGATTTTATAACTAAGGTTTACTACGCTTATAGGAATAGAACTAAAGATAGATGTGTTGTCTTCCCGAAGAATTTCTTTTATGCATTCCCACCAGAATTAAGATTTGGGATAAGGGGTGATGACGAGATGGATAGGGAATTAATTTATAGTTATATTACACCAAAGACGTATTGCTTGCATTTATGGTATACAAGTTGGCAGAAGTAATCAAGGGAGACTTATTTCCAGATATTGCAGATTTTGTTTTCTCCCCACAAGAGCAAGTGGAGAATGAATGGAATCCGTTATACAATACCTATACAAACGACAAACTATTTGACGGGTGTGTTATATACACTCACACCCATTATGTCAGTCACCTATTCGATGCCTTGCGGTCATCAGACAAAAAAGTAGTGGTGGTTACTCATAATAGTGATGTTAACGTTTCTTCGGTAGAAAACATGCCAGATAATGTCGGGATGTGGTTTACTCAGAATTTAAATGTGTTGGATATTAAGTTAAGAGCATTGCCGATTGGATTAGAGAATAGTAGGTGGTGGAAAGATATAGACAAATTAGGCAGGATGCAGAAGAAGTTAGAAGAACCGAGACAAAGAAAGGGTCTTGTTTATTTAAACCATAATGTCAATACTAATTTGTTAGAAAGACAAGTTGTATATGATATGTTTTTCGGTAAGAGTTTTGTGACAGCAGAACAGAGATTGAACGGTCAGGGATTTCAAGAATATTTAGATAATCTTTATAGTCACGATTTTATATTCTGTCCTGTAGGTAATGGAATAGATACACATAGAGTTTGGGAAGCGTTGTATATGGGGACTATACCAATTATTAAGAGAACCATCCATCATTCTTTTTTTATGGGTCTTCCGATATGTTTTGTGAATAAGTGGGAAGAAGTTAACGAAAGATTTCTGAGAGAACAATTAGTTGCCATTAAGTCTAAAGAACATAATATGGATTTATTAAATTTCTCTTATTGGAAGAATATAATTTTTAGATATAAAGAAAGAATAAAAAATATAGATGATAAATTTGATATATAAATCATGAAAATTTTAACTCTTACAGGGACTCGACCAGAGCTTATAAAGCTCAGTCTAATAATAAAGAAGTTAGATAATATTAAGGGCATAGAACACGTATTTGTGTACTCGAATCAGAACTATGATGTTCGTTTGAGAGATATATTTCTTGATGAACTTGGATTAAGAAGGCCTGATTATACATTTAATGATGTGGGCTATCATGCTTTTTTGGCTAATGCTTTCATTGAGTTTGACACAGTTTTGTCTGTAGAAAAGCCAGATAAGATGTTGGTGCTTGGAGACACGAACTCAGGATTATTGTCTATATTAGCAAACAAAAGAGGGATACCCATTTATCATATGGAGGCAGGGTTAAGGTCATATGACGCTGCATTGCCAGAAGAAACAAACAGAAGAATCATAGATACAGTATCGACATATCAATTACCCCACACTGAAAATGGAAGAGAGAACTTATTAAAAGAAGGATACCACAAGAACTATGTCTTTAAGGTGGGGAATCCTATATATGAGGTATTACATCATTACGCTAATGATTTAAGATTTGAGGGGGAGGGGCATGTGCTTGTAACTTTTCATAGGGCAAATAACGTAGATGTATATGAAAAGGCTAAAGGAGTAGTAGATGCAATTAATAAGATAGCAGAGAAAGATAAAGTTATTGTTTCGTATCATCCAAGAACCAAAGACCAATTTGAAAGACATGGGATATCTTTTTCAGATAAAGTTGATTTAAGAGAGCCGATGGGGATATTAGAATTTATCATGTTAGAGAAAAGAGCGAAGTGTATCATTTCTGATTCAGGCACTTGCCCCGAAGAAGCCACGATATTCAATGTCCCATCAATTATTATAAGAGACTATATTGAAAGACAAGAGTTAATAGAAAACGGTTCAGTGATATTGACGGGGACAAATACAGAAGACATATTAAGAGCATATGATTATGCTACTACGCACGACACGTTTTGGCAAGTCCCCGAAGATTATTGCAAAGACAATGTGTCTGACACTGTTGTTAAACTTCTAATAGGTAGATAATGATTAATTTCATCCGAGACTTTTACGCACAAGAAACCATAGATTTATTCACGTCTATTATGATGCAGGATAAGCCGTTGTTTGTGACGAGAGTTGGAGGAAACGAATATGACGCTTGCTTGCAGTATTTTGGGAGTAAAGATTATTTTAAGCATGATGAACATTATCAGTTTCATCTTAAACGTATGCGGGAAGATACGGGTTATTTTGATTTCTCTAATAGCAAAGAGAAGTTTATAGATTTCGTTAATGTACAGACACGGTGTTATAAGGATGCAGAGTATTCTTTTTTCGCTAACGGGAGATTAGTGTGGCCTATCTTAGAGGGGAAGTTGCCAGACGCAGCTTTCTTAACTTATCTATTAGACGGGAAGACTGCTATATGTTATGGTTTCGTAGAAGGGTCTACTCCGTTTCTTAATTCATTCAAAGTGTGGGGAGAGGGGAAGAAGATATTAATTATAAGCCCTTTTGAAGAATCCGTCAAATATCAATATGCAAGAAAGAATGATTTATTGATAGATTATACATTCCCAGAATTTGAATTAGTAACTTATAAAACCAAGGTGTTATATAATTTTGAGAGTGACACTAAAGAATTATTAGGAGTAGAAACTAATAGCTGGGACGAAGAATGGAAGAGGATGGCAGAAGAAATATCTAAGTTGGACTTTGATGTGGCTTGGTTGAGTTGTGCTTCTTATGCTAACGTTCTTGGGGATTTTATAGCACATCAGATAGGTAAGAAGGCAATCTATATAGGAGGCATGCTTAATATGTTCTTTAATATATATGGTGGCAGATATGTGGCATATATTGGAAGAAGACCAGACACGATGATTGATGCATTTGAAAACAAAGAGATAGAACATATTAAGGCAGGGAGACAGTGTGAACACGAAGCTATTAACGCTTATTTCGGATATAGAAAATGAAGATAATATTATTAGGTGCAACGGGCATGCTTGGTACATATATCAAGTCTTTCTTTGAGAGGAATGAATATGAATTGTTCTGCCCAGGCAGAAACTTGTTAGATGCTTCTAAGAACATGACGGAAGAGTTCTTTGCGAAGTATGTCAGAAGGGGGAATATTATCATTAATTGCATAGGAATTACAAATAAGAAAACATGGAACACTTCTAATGCATATGTGTATGCAGTTAACTCAGCTTTCCCAAAAGAATTATCTGCTTTATGTAGTAAAGACGGAATCAAGATGTTCCATATATCTACTGACTGTGTATATAGCGGTAAGAAGGGAAATTATACCGAGTTAGACAAACCTGATTCTATGGACATATATGGTTTATCTAAATGGACTGGAGAACCAAACGATTGTGCTGTTATACGAACGTCTATATTAGGAGAAAGCAAAACGGATAACTCAGAGTTATTACAGTGGGTAATATCCCAAAAAGGGGAAGATGTAAATGGCTATCTGAATCATTTTTGGAACGGGATAACTTGTTTTAGGTTGGCGCAGATTTTAGATTTCTGTATAACAGAGGAGGTGTATTGGGTTGGGGCAAAGCATATATTCTCCATGCCAATGAATAAGCACGATGTGATAGAATTAATAAACGATATTTATGATTTGGATATTAACTTAAAAGAGATAAATGCTGATGTGGCTATTGACAGAACGTTGTCGACAGTTAGGTATGATGTAGAGTTTCCTGTGTCCAATATAGAAGAAGATTTAAAAGAGCAAAAAAAATATAGTCTATGATTACAGCGCAGATAGCGAGTGTCCCATCAAGGATTAATTCATTACAGAAAACGGTGGAGAGTATATTACCACAAGTAACGTTCTTATTTGTAGCGTTAAATGGATATGAGGATATACCTAAGTTTCTTGTGGATAACCCTAAGATTAAGAACGTTTTGATGGACAACCGTTTCTGTGACTCAGCGAAATTCTATGATATAGAGGAAAGGCAAGGATATATATTCACAATAGACGATGATTTGGTGTATCCCAAAACCTATGTGCAGGATATGATTAAGGGCATAGATAAGTTTAATTGCGTAGTGACTCTACATGGCAGAACATATCCACGCCCTTTTACTAATTATTATAGATTAGAACATAATTATAGGTGCTTAAATCCTCTTGATAAGAATGCTTATGTAGATGTTGGAGGTACGGGTGTCATGGCGTGGCATAGCGATAGGTTAAAGGTTAAGTTCAGCGACTTCAAATTACCAAACATGGCAGACATATGGATGTCTAAGATAGCACATGAACAGAAAGTGCCCATCATGGTATTAGCGCATAAGATTAATTATCTACAGCACACAAGGCATGAAGATAACATATTTACTACACGTCTAAAGCAACAGCATAAAGAAGAGACGGAAATATTAAAATCCATTCTCAATGGCGAGGGCTAAATCATCAAGATTCAGACATGAAACAGCGATGTATTTCTTGTTTTGCGACAAGGTGCTGAAGGATGTTGCGTTTCATCTTGAGATGAAGAGGGATGATTTAGTGTGTTTCATGTGGGCGTATTATATAAACAAATATGTTTTCAACAGCGATTATTTCAGATTAAAAGAGACGGTGGAGATTATTAAAAAGATGAACGTGGTACGTTACTGCTCTTATGCTTATTTGAATAAGCTCTTGCGTATGTTTTACATGAAGCAGTTGTTAAATAAGGTGGGGGATAGATATGTATTGGATTTCTATGCGGGGGGCATGATGAAGCGGTTGGCAAGTGGATTCACTGAAAGGGTTGGGGATTTTGAGATGACCATGGAGAACCCCGACACCAAGAAAATATTCCCTAAAGTAAAAAGAAAATATAACAAGAATCCTAAAGGATGGCCTAAATATATTTATAAAAGAAAGCGTGGTAAGAGAAAAAGAAAACAAAAAGAAACCGAAGCGGTATCTTGAGTGGTGTTACATCCCTATATTAAAGGGCATATTTGTGTTGGTAGCGAGTGATGATGAAGAGTGGATACAAGAGATCACTCAGTGCGAATCCACTAATATATATGCTCAAACTGTAAATGGAGAATATAAGTCTTTAGATGCTTATTTCATGGTGTTAAATTTGTGGGGCAATGTCCCCGTTAACCCTGCGGTGATAGCGCATGAAGCCTATCACATTACAGATTTCTTGTTTAAGAATAGAGGGTGGAAAATAAAAGGAAGTGATGAGCCTACGGCTTATGTGGTAGAGTGGTTTGTGAACAAAGCAAATCAGTTTTTAAAGAAACATAAATTAAATAATTTAATAGCAATAGATAATCCTAATCAGTGATGGAAGCGAATATTATAGTTACGTATGGTTGTGAGAATGAAGACTGCTTGTTGGCTGAGAAGTGCGTATACTATCTTGCAGCTAAACAAAGGAAGTTTAAACATTATATTCTCCCTAAACATAAAGTAGGGGAAGGATGCGAATGGTTTTTGTCTATTGGTATATAATTATTATCTTTAGGTTATGAAATTAATTAATGCAACGGGAGAAAGAAGTAAACTTGGCAGAGTTGTCAAGCAAAGCTCTAAACAAAGAAATGCTTTTGTATATGCTTCATTAGATGAAACAGCAAAGGTGTTTATTATAGCAGAAGATGGAGTACCCAACGGGGGAGAATGTTTTGTGGTGGGTTCTGGTATGGCAAAGGTGTTTGTCAAGGGAGAAGTCAAGAGAGGCAATAATATACGTTCAAGACGCAATTGGGATTCTAAAGATGCAGGAGCGTGTTATATATCTAAAGCGGAAGACGTTCCTTATATCAATATTGGGGTAGCATTAGAAGATGGAAAAAACCAGTTGGTAGATGCTTTATTACATATTTATTATGAGCGGTTGGTGGATACGGCTTGGGATGATTTAAGAGCTCCCGCGAGTGGTATAAATCCAGCAGGTTCGGTAGCTCCACCAGCCGTGAATACAACAGACGGCAGCTTAACTTTCTCCACGAATGATGCCGTGTGCGTTTGGTTTCAGCTCCCACATGATTGGAAAGAGGGTACAGATTTACATTTGCATATTCACTGGTCTAAATCGACAAGTGCAAGCGGTACGGTAAATTGGCAAACAAAATATAAATGGGCTAATATAGGAGATACTATGCCTTCTTTTTCAAGCCTTGTTAGTGGTACTGTGAAGGTTGCTGATAGCGACACGGCAGACAAACATGCCTTATTAGAATTTGCTGATATATCAGGTACAGGCAAAACATTGAGTTCTATGTTGTGTGTTTATCTTATTAGAACATTAGCTGGTGACTCTTATGCTGCTGACGCTAATCTATATGAGATAGATATACATTATGAGCGTGATTCCTTTGGTTCGAGAACAGAATATACTAAATGATATGTTTAAAAACAAGAAGATTTATGATATATATAACGCTCCGTTAAATTATGGAATTAGCGGAATATATATTATTTGTTCTGTATTAAAACCTTGGCGATTATATGTGGGTAGTTCTTATGATATTTTATATAGATTTAAACGGCATTTGGGGTTTTTGAGGTGTAATGATCATCATTCTAAAAAATTACAAAGTCATTATAATAAATATGGAGAAAAAGATTTAAGATGTGTTGTGGCGGAACGGGTTTGCCAAAAAGAATTACTGGTTAAAGAGCAATATTGGATAGATGTTTTAAATCCATGGTTTAATGGTAGTCAATATGCCTTATCTATTATTAGATTTAATGTAGATAATAATTTTATTGGGAAAAAGGGTTTTTATAAAAGACCCGTATTACAACTATCTTTAAACGGTGATATACTTAATGAATGGGATTGCGCTGATAGCGCAGCAAAACACGTTGGTGTTAGTCCATCTTCGATAAGAGATTGTTTATATAATAAAGGAAAAACCAGCGCCGGATATATTTGGAAGTATAAAGAACCACGCTCACCAAGAAAAAAATTAATAACAAGAAAACTAAGGTTTGTTTATCAATTTGATTTAAATAGAATTTTGATTAAAAAATGGGACTCCATTAGAGAAGCTGCTGTTTTTTATCAAACAAATTATAGTAGATTATTCACCGCCGCTCGTAGAGACGGTAGAGAGGCAAAAGGATTTTTATGGTCGTTTAACGAAACCTGCGGTATTAGGGGAAGTTCAAAAATTTGTCATTCTGTTAAAACAGCTCAACATAATCTACAAGGATATCTTTTAAATATATGGGATTCTCGCGTTGATGCAGAAAAAAACACAGGGGTTCTTGCTCAAAATATAGCTAAATGTTGTGCTGGTCATAGAAAATCTTCTGGTGGTTTTATTTGGAAAAATATATAAAATATGCAGAAAAATAAAATTTATTACATGAGTGAAGCTGATGTACGTGAAATGAGATTGGTTTCAAACAATAAGGTTTTAGTCTGTATTACAGACCCCATAAAAAACAAAAAAACAGAATCTGGAATTATCATGATTTCCGAGACAGATATGGATTGGTCTCCGGCTACGCATACAAATCGGGTGGGCGTAATTATACAACAAGCAATGTTTTTAAAAAAACAGCCAAATCATCTATGGAGGACGACTGTCGAAACGGAGATAGGAGATAAAGTTTGGTTCGATTATATGGTTACTAAAAACTGTGATACGATAATAACCGAAACAAACGAATATAAGCTATTAGATTATTATGATTTGATAGTAGCGAAGCGGGGTGAAGATATTATATGCCTCAATGGGTATTGTTTGTTCGGATTAGTACGAGACGAAGTAAATAGCGTCCTTGCTATTGATACGGGGAAATATGATGCTCGTTTGGGTATCATGGAATATATGGGGAGTTGTAATAGTTATTATTTTGATGGGATAGTAGATGATGATTATCTGAGCATAGGAGATAAATGCGTATTCAAATTACCCCCTATATTGTTAGAAGACGACTATTATGCTTGTTTTAATATGAAAGAGAAATATAGAATATCACAACGATATAATGTAGTTGCTTATTATCGTGATGATGTTATAACCCCCACAGTGAATCATGTATTAGTAGAACCCGAATATGATACACATAAAGGATTGATAGAGATACCAGATATTTACAGGAAACCGAATGGATGTGGAAGAGTGGAGTTTAGCATGATTGACGGGATACACGAAGGAGATAGAATTAAATACTTCCCAAGTTCGTGTACAACAATAGAACAAGAAGGGAAGAAATATCAGATTGCGAATGCAAAGGATATATTAGTAATTTTAAAATAAGTTGTATCTTTGTGTCAGTAAAATATTTTACGCAAAACTAAATATATAAATTAAATGTTAGCCAAATTCACCTTAGTTGCTGAATCCAGCAAGCCGCAGATAGGAGGGATAGGATACACTCTTACGGCAGAAGATTCTTATTTATTTAATACTAATAGGATTAGGGCGGTACGTGCTTATAACACTACTGACTCTGAATTCGATTATGTGTTTGAACCAGATTCGAGGCAGGCTTCTTGTGCTATTTTCAGAGCCACAGCTAATGTCGAGGACTATGCTGTGCAGTTTGATTTGACCCCGACTACTAATCTCCCGTCCTTCACCGTTCTTACGGATTATGATGGAGAAACTCTTGACTCGGCACGTACCGAGTATTTCCCGATGGCTGATATTATATTAGCTGACGAATATGACACCGACAAAACAGCTCTGTATATTAGCTGGGGCGGAGTAACGGTTAGGAAATATGTTGTTCAGGAAAATCTTGATGAGATTTTAGCAAAGGTTTAATGCTGATTTTTTGTGGGTTGTTTTCATGGTTGATTGAGGGGGTCTATCCGATCCCCTCATTTTTTGTATCTTTGCATCACATAACAACAAGTTTATGAAACAATCGGAGTACGATTTCAATCGGTGCTTATTCAATCCGAAGGCACACGGTTTCCTTTCAGGAATTCAAAAGGCAATACCAGAATTCAATTCTTATAAGGGTAAACTACCAAAAGGTAAGGTTTTTGCTTATATCGTAATAACCTTTGATTTAAATTCCCCACTAAGAGTAACCATAACTAATTACTATGATAGAAAGAAATTAGCAGCAGAATTAGCAGGATGGGAGAAGAAGAAGAATGATGAGTTCGAAGATGATGTGACTAACATGCTATTGGGTTCAGACGAAGATGTTAATAGTCTTGTCGTAGCATATCTCGTACAGTTCTCCATGCCAGAATATATACAGTTAATTGCGTATCTTAATATGTCATATGCAGCAATGAGGGATGCTTTGTCTGGCAATTTCTATGATGATAAGATGGCAAAATCTATAGATTTCCTCACTGGTAAGATACGAGAATTAACTAATTATATCTTTGGTAGTGGACAGATAGACGAGATAGCAGCAGCACGCAAGGCGTTGTATTACATGGCTGAGAAGGAGAGAATCAAATTAAACCCAGAAAATATAGTTAAGCTAAAGGCAGACAGAGGGGGGCTACCTGATGATTTTAATCCGTATGGAGATTATAAGACAGATAAGTTAAAGTTTATTTCGGATGAAGGAGACAGCGAATAATTATTTACCTGCTGACGAGTATTTTATTATCAATCAGGGAGATTGTGATTTAACTCCTGTTTATATATCACTACCATCTCCACCTCCATTACACCTTATTGATGGATACGATTTACCAAGAGACGAGCAGTATTTTCGCAGACTCGTAATCCCCAAGAGATTAGAAATAATAGAAAAAGAAGTATACGAAAGACTTCGCAACGAATATAATCGCAATAACAATAACTCTATTACTGTAGAGAAGACAATAGATTTGTTCTGGTTTCTCTTTGAAGACAGGAGAGAAGACTTAAAAAAAGAAGAAGAGTTCATTAAGAAAGTACATTGGTATAGAACATATGGATATTGGTTCTTTAATGATGGTAAACCAACGTGGATACCACCTGACTATTTCGACTTCCTTAATTTTTGGACACTACAAGATGGGGAGAAGCCAGAATACAGAGATAAAGACAGAAGGAAATATTGTTTCTGGCATTACCTGAAACATGCTACTGAAACTTTCGCTGACTTGGATAAAGAGGGTAGGGCGATGAAGGTGGATGGCAAGTACACTATGATAGAGGTAGGGGCGAGGGTGTTCTTTGGATGTGCTGAGCCCAAGACACGAAGAAGCGGTGCTACACAGCAAGGGTGTCATGGTATCAAGAAGGGTATAGAAGATATGTTTGGTGGATTTGGTACTATCGTGTCCATGGATGGGGATAACGCAGTAGTACATTTCTCCAAGAAACTATTAAATGGATTAAAAGAATATCCATTATTTTTAAAAGCTAAATGGGATGGTAATAATACGTCTAATAGTATAAAGTACAGGGCAAGACAAAATGATCCTGGTAATCCTTCATTGAATGGCAGCATAACCTACACTGAAAGTGCGGGAGAATCTAAAAATGATGGTGATGAATTGCACTACTTCCTCTCGGACGAGGAAGGCAAATGTGCTGTGGTTCAGGTAGATATACTCGAAAGGTGGAATGTAAACAAGAAGGCTCAGAGTAAAGGATTAGGAAGTACAATTATGGGATTCTGTTGGCATCCTTCTACAGTAGAAACCATGAATGCAGGAGGCATATCTTACCGTAAGTTAATAGATATGTCCAACTTCTATCAAAGGATAGAAGGAAAGGGACAGACATTCTCAGGATTGGCGATGTGTTTCTTTTCTGCAACGGATGGGGCAGAAAACTTCATTGACCGTTTTGGGATGAGTGTAATTAATAAACCAACAGAAAGACAGATAGCATTAAGACCAGACGCTCTATTTGCTCGTATGAAGATGGGGTCTCATGATTATATGATGAAGGAGAGAAATAGACTGTTGTCTGATGGCAGTCCTGCTGCGTTGGAGTTATATCGAAGTATGAGAAGGAAAGAACCAATGTCTTTCGCTGAATGTTGGATTGGTACAGCAGGGGATATGGTATTTAACTTAGAGAAGATAGACCAACGGATGATTGAATTAAACAGGCGTAGCAAGATAAGAAAGGGTAATTTAAAGTGGAAAGGCGGTATACCAGATTCAGAGGTTATCTTTGTGGATGATGAGAATGGTAGATGGGAGTTTAGCTTCTTACCCGATGAGTCAGCGAGAAACTTAAAAACTAAAGTAAGAGTCTATAATTCCCGTACAGCTAAGTATGAATGGCAATGGAAGGGGCTTAATTGGAATATCTTTACTATAGGGGTAGACCCTTTCGGATATACAAATAAAGCTGAAAGTAAATTAAGAGACGATAATTCAAGACAGTCTAATGGTGGTTTAGCTTGTTTGCGCAGTCGTGATTTAGAAACAGACAAATCCGATGACCCAAATACATGGAAGACACGAAGGTTTATTTGTTCATATAGTCACAGACCTCCTTCTACATATGATTTTAATGAAGATGTGTTGATGACTGCTGTCTTTACTGGCGGGAGTGTGTACTTAGAAAGGAACAGAGAGAATACTTGGCAACATCTTATAGAACGCGGATACGGGGGCTTCCTCCAATACGATCTGGATATGTCTACTGGTAGGCCGAAGGATAAGCCAGGTGCGTATGCGAGTGAAACAAACAAGGATGAATTGTTTTCAGAAATAAAAGATTATATTGAATATCATTGTCATATAGAAGAACATGCGTCTTTCTTGACAGAGGTTAAGAATATTAGGGGAAAGGAAGAAATGACAAAATTCGATAGATTTACTGCACATGGATGGGCTTTGATAGGAGACAAGAGAAAGACTGGTGGCTTATATCGCAAGAAAGAAGAACCTAAAGGCAGAATGCCGAGTATGACGAGTATCGTTAACGCTCTCTTGCGGTAAATATTGAGTACGAAGATATTCCTTATCTTTGTAAAAAATTATATTCATGGCAAAAAAAGAGAAGAATCTTTCCGTAATGCCTTTTCCGAGTAAACAGATAGAGGAATCAAAGAAGACTGCCGATTATCATAAGGATTGGGCTAAAGCTATTGAAACCGTTTATAAAGAGAATAGGGGTGGTATTTCAGAGGACGACAGAGCGTGGTTTCGTTTGCTTAGACAGTATGGTTCAGGAAATCAACCAGAAGATATATATAAAGATTTTAAGAATAGTAATATTGGGTTACGCACAGACGATTTAGACGCAGACAACCGTCCTATATCCAAAGATAAAGGTTCACGGGTAGGCTATCCGCATATCGACAATAACAATGTTTCTTTAATGCCAAGGATAAAGAATAGGATTAAAGGATATGTTTTTGGTATTGATTACGATATTAAGATTGATACTATTGATGATAATTCGGGAGCAGAAAAAGAATCCAAAAAGAATGAGTTAAGGGTGCAGATGCAATACGGGGAGTTCATCAAACAATATAAGATGAACGCAGGGTTGCCCGTAGAAGAACCGTTATATGTTCCGCAGAGTCCCCAAGAATTAGAATTATACGAAGCTATCAATGGATTCAAATTGAATTCAGCTATTGCTATGGAGAAGTTAATGAACCATACTTTTGAAATAGCACGATGGGATGAGCATATCAGGGATTTAGTGGTAGATGACTTGTGCGATACTGGCTACGCTGCTGTACGTAACGTATTAGACAATGAAACGCTGAGGTTCGTACCAAAGTACATAGACCCTGAATATCTTATTATACCATACAGCAAGAACCATGACTTCGCTGAGATGCCGTGGGTAGGATATTATGAGTTTCTCACGATAGCGGAGTTAAGGATGGAATGTCCTGATGTCCCCGAAGATGAATTATATGCATTAGCGTCTAATTCATGTGGTAAGTTTAACAATCCTGAATCCGCTTTTTGGGATGATTATAAAGTAAGAAGTGTAGACGGGCAATATAGATATGATGGATTTCTTGTATTGGTATTACATGCAGAATGGGTGGATGAAGAGGCTTATGCCAAGGCAGAGTATACAAGCAAGCACGGAAGAAAGACGAGATATGTCGTCCAGTCCAAAGAAGAAAGAGAATCATTAAAAGCTAAAGATAAACCTAATCAGGTAATAGTAGACTACAACAAGAGAAAGCTGCGTATGTGTAGTTGGGTTGTAGATTCTGAAATTGTTTATGATTGGGGGTTATCTAATTTCCAAGACCGTCCTTCAAAGAATAAAGTAATTCCAAGTATAAGGGTAGTAAAATTAAATGATAAACCTATTACAGAACTATTATATCCTGTAATGGATGATTTCAAGATTGCTTGGATGAAGTTTCAGGATGGAAGAGCTATGGCAATCAAAGATGGTTATGCAATAGATTGGCAGATGTTATTGAATCTTGAGGATGGAGATAAGAAATGGCCTGTATTGGATATTATAAAGATGTGGAGGGATTCTGGGATATTGATGTTTCAGGGTTCTTTGGAAGGCAAGTATGAAGGTGGTGCTGTCAAGCCTGTAACTCCTATTCAGGGTACGGGTATGCTTATGCTGACAGAAGCTATCCAATTATGGAATTTCGCATTACAGAAACTACAGGATATAACAGGATTAAGTCCTATCTCGTTAGGTTCAACAAATGCTCCGCAGGGTACAACGGGTACAGCAACAGAAGCACAGTTAGGAGTGAGTGCTACGGTAGACATTCTCAAACCCCTTGTCGTAAAACTATTACAACTTAAACAAGATATATCTGAGAGTATCATAAGAAAGATACAGTTGGGGATACGGTTTAGTAATGATATACGCAAAGCATATGAACCTGTAGTGGGTAAGAATGATATGCAGATATTGGAAGACGCAGAACATAGTGCGGTGCAATATGGGATGAGTTTTGAGGCGAAGCCTGATGAGGATTATAAAAGAGCTATCCTTGAAGCTGCTAATATCTCCCTGAATAACAGACGAGAAGGCCGTCCTGGAATTGATATGGCCACCCACACGTATATCATTGAGCGTGTTATGCAGGGAGGAAACCTTAAAGAATTAAGATTAATCATAGCATATCAAGAAAGCAAGGCGAGGGAAGAGATAGATATGCAAAGTAAGCAGAACATAGAATTGCAGGGGCAGCAGAATCTAAAATTAGAGCAAGCGAAATCGCAAGCTATGCAGCAAGCACAGCAATTTGAATTACAGAAAGAATATCTTAATATACAGAAAGAGGCGATTAAAGCATATTATAATTTTAATCCTCAAGCAGCAGAACCTATAGTACGTCAATTTATGGGTAGTACAACCTCACCACAGGGGGCAGTGAGTCCATCATCTCCTCCGAGTGGTACTCAGATACCACCCCAAGAAGAAGTCGCTAATATGGGGGCTATGTAATGAAAAAAAGGCATATTAAAAAATTATATTACTTTTGTATTCACATTTAAGTGATTAAATGGTTAGAAACTAATTACGGACGATATGGCAAAAAAAGATTTCTTTGACACTTTGCAGCCAGCTTTTGTAGAGCCTGCTGCAACAGAAGTAAAGGCAGAGGAGGTTAAACCTGCGGATACAGCTACAGTAGTAACAGAAGCTAAACCCACAGAAGCCAAACCTGCTGAGATAACGACAGAGGTGAAGACGGAAGAGCCACCGACAGTAGCTCCTCCTGCTGAACCAAAGTTTGATATAGCGTTCTTTAACAAATTGTATAAAACAGATTTCAAGTCAGAAGATGACATCAGGGGAATTATCGAGAGAAGCTCAAAGGCGAGTGACCTTGAGAAACAACTGAAGGAGTATGAGACGCTGAAGGCTGATATAGACTTCTACAAGAAGGGGGTTAATCCGTTGGATTATTTCGCTTCCGAAGATGACTACAGGATACAGCAATTTAAAAAGCAATATCCTGACAAAGACCCAAGCGTAGCATATAAATTGTTTAATTCTGACTTAAACAAGGAAGGCGATTTTGATTTGCTCGTGCAGTATGAGCTTATGAGTGGAGGCGTAGATGGCGGAGAAGCCACAGCTAAACAGTTAGTAGGCAAGAAGTACGACATTGATGATGTAGATAATCCTGCCGAATGGAGTCCGTTAACTAAAACGTTATTAAAACGTGAGGCTAATAAAGTAAGGAATGAGATAGGGACATTGAAGTCCGAAATAAAACTTCCTGATATTGTTAACCTTTCAGAAAAACGTGCTGCTGAAGAGAAAAAACAAGCAGATGAGTTAGCGAATCTGACAAAAGGATGGGAAGACATCATGCCAAAGATGGTAGCTGACCTTAAAGAAATCGACATTAAAGATGTCTCTAACGATGGTAAGGAAGAACCCTTACTCAAGTACGTCATGGAGGATGAAGTTAAGCAAGAGATGGGAAAAGCGATAAAAGAACATTTAATTGCTAACAGGATTCCGATAAACGAACAGACGGTGAGAGAGGTTGGGACAAGCATGTTAAAAGAGTATGTATGGCAGAATTTACCCAAACTACTCAAAGCATATGCAAATCCTTTACTTGCTGCTCTTGACAAAGCGAAAGATGAGGAAACTCATAATCCGACAGTAATCAAGACAGAAAAGAAACCCGACACGCTGACTGAAGACGACAAGAGGAAGAAGGAACTGACACAAGCATTGATAGGGGCTGGGAAATTTAAATATAACAAACCTTTTTAAAAAAATAAATTATTATGGCTTATACCGCTCCAACTGCGAATACTGTTGCAAGGGGATTTACCGAGCAGTGGCTTTCGCTTTATGATGCCGAACTTGAACCGCAAGTTTGGCCTGAACTTTACCAGAAATATGGTCAAGGTTTCGGGATTTTCGACTGGCTCACCGTAGCTGGTCAAACATTTAATGTAAAGAGTGATGACATCAAGGCTTTCGAAGAAGGTGCTCTTGTGAGACCTGTCAAATTGAATGCAAGTGGAATTACCGCTATGACAAGTGCTGGCGATGCTATTTCCTTCACTCTTGCTACTACTGAATATGATACAGATGGCAACTGCTATCTCAGGGCTGGTGATACTATTATCATACCGTCCAAGTTTATGTCAGGACAGGACACGCCTGCTGAGTTTTTAGTGACTTCCGTGGGTGCTTCTGGTGCTGCTTGTGCTGCTACTCCTCTGGATGCTTCCGCACAGATTACTTCAACTGTTACAGCCAGTTCATATCTGATGGTTGGTGCTACCCGTTATGCACGTGGGACTGCACAGCCTACAGCAAGAAGTCGTGGTCTTTATTCACGTACTTTCGAAACTGGTATTTCAAAAGAATCTATGCATCTTGAGGGTGGGCAGGTTATGCAAGCCACCTATAGGGCAAAGATGAAAAACGGTGGAGAAGGACTTATCAACAGGTATCAGGCTGAAACTGAATTCGCATTGAATAGTCAGTTAAATTCAGCTCTATTAGTATCTGATGATAATGACAACAGTGTAACACAGACTGCTCACTCAACTGCGAGCAATGCTGTTCAGTCTACCGTTGGTATTTGGAATTGGCTTGATTCTCTTGGACAAAAACTGAACTATGCAGTTAAAATATCTCTCCCCGACCTTTATACAGCCAAAGAACTGTTAAGAAGTCAGGGTGTTGTTGAGACTGAAGTTCTCTTTGGTATGGGTGACAAACTGTCCCGTGGTGTAGAAACCCTTGGTCTGGATTTCATTAAGGAATACAGCGGTGGTTCTAACCTTATGGATGGGATGCAGTCTATCGGTATTCGTCCGAACAGGATCACCATTGGTAATGTTACCTTTGTGCTGAAAGAACTTGCTGGATTTACCAATCCTGCTACTTTCGGTACTGATGCAGATTATTGGGGCAATGCTGGTTTCATGATCCCGATGTCTAATGTTACCGTTAAATCTTCTGACATTGCTGTTGCAGGTATAGAAGGTGGTAAAATTGTTATCCCGAATGTGGCTCTTGGTTATGTGAATAACGAAGGTGAAAACCGCACAAGGATTATACAGGATGTTGCTGGTGTTAATGGTATTGGTCTGAAAGCTACACATGCTTATGACGATTATCATTTCTACATGCTGACTGAATATATGTTAGTCGCAATGCAGGTTAACCAGATGATTCGTCTTCTGAAAGAAGGAACTTATTAATCTATAGTAGAGAAGGGGTGGTCTTAGTGCCACCCCCAATCTTTTTATAAACAATTAAATTAATCGGATATGTTGTATGTAAATGGAAAATTTCTAAATTTAGACTCCGCTTCAGGAGAAAACTCTCATCTCGTAACAGAATACCAAGCGTTAATTAAGAAATTAAGAAACCGCTTTGGTCGTTATGTTACCTTGAGAAATAAACGAGAACCTAAAGTAAATGCTACTGGACTGTTAGAACAGCCGCCTAATTCTACGATACCATTGAGGATTAGTGTGTCAGGGAAAAACGGTAAAGAAGAATGGTTATATGCTGAAGTAGCCCCAGAAACGAAAGACGGGGTATTAGCACCCGACACTACTCAAAAGATAGTGAGGTATGGTGAACTGACTATTGACTTAGAGAACGAACCTGACTTCGCTTATTTCTTCATCGGTAAACATTCTATGTTTGAAAAGGGAATCTTCTATATTCTTGATGAAGAAGCTATGGAAGACCAGAAGGCAGATGAAAGGACAAGAGAAGCACAACTTACTCAGGCAATCTATGGAGAGAACTCTCCGCTTGTCGTGGATAAGACTTTGCTTGTGCTTGTCGCGAAAAGGTGGGGTATCGCCAACGCAGAAAAGATGGCTAAATCTACTATTCAGAACAGACTCTTTGAGAATGTATGGGAAGCAGAAAACAAAAAAGCAGACAGGGGAGTATCAGAATTCTTGGCTGACATCAAATCTTCTAATGACGGAGATAAGCTAAAAATAGCTGGTATAGTAAGAGATGCTATTGACAAAGGTATATTAATCTTTGATGTAGCAGATAAATATTGGAAGATAAACTACCAAGATGGTACGTATAGGGATGTGCTTAATATAAGCATTTCTGACCTGCATAGGAAGGATGAGGCTTTAATACTATATATGCAGTCAGATAATCATTTGTATACTCTCTTACGTAGTGCTATGGGCAAAGAAGGGGAAGATTTAGTAGGGTCGATAGACATCGACAAGGTGAGGACTACAGAAGACTTTAGTATACTAAGGACATATGCAAGAAGTTTGGATATTAATTTATTCAAGAAATCGAAAGATACATTAAGACAAGAAATATTGGAACGAATACAACAGACAACATAGCGTCCGATTAGTTTTCTTGTTGTTCTCGTCCCCCGCCTAAAAACGGGGGATTATTTTTATTGCGTAAAAAATATTATATTTGTATAAAATTTTTATTGTGGTGGCAATAAATAAAAACATATTAAAACCTATTAGGGAGTAAGAGCCACCACCCTGAAACCTAATAGGTGTTTTTTTTATGAAAGAGATAATATTAAAAGGTTGCGATAAAAGGGTTTGTGTAGATGATGAGGATTTTAATTGGTTAAATGAAATAAAATGGTGTTTACACCCAGAAGGATATGCTCAAGCGTATATTAAAATTAACGGGAAATATGTTAACGTTTTGATGCATCGTTTAATTTTAGGGGTTAATATTTCTGAGTTTCATGTAGACCACATTAATCATAATGGGTTAGATAATAGAAGGGACAATATTCGAGTATGTTCTGTATCCCAAAATCATTGTAATAGAAAATCTTTTGGGAGTTCTAAATATTTAGGCGTTTCTGTTACTAAAAGAAGCTATAAAAACAGGGTATATACATATTATGTATCTCAAATTTCTGTTAATAATAAGAATATTTATCTTGGTTTGTTTAAAAACGAGATAGATGCTGCATCGGCTTATGATGCAGCCGCTTCTTTGTTCCATGGAGATTTTGCTAACATTAATTTGAAATAAATACGTTATCTTTGTATAAAATTTAGCAGATGACGAATAATGACCTGTATAATACCCTACTTCGGATATTAAGGAAAGAGAGTAAGGGGTTGGCGGTAAGTCCTGATGCATTTAC